GTTAAAGGCACTGACCCTCGCACTTGGGCCAAGCTTGAACGCGAACTGTTCGGTAATGACGAGGTCATGGAAACCGACTTTACGTCTATGGAAGCCCATCACACTGGGTTCTTTGCCGAGATGTTTGAATTTGCTATTATGCACATGTTGCGTGGGACCACCATGACCCAACAGCAACAGAGAGCTTTTAGCCGCATGCTTCGTGGCACGAATCACATGAGCAACCATGTGATGTACGCCACAGTTGTACAGCGCCTCATGAGTGGCGCTTCATGGACGTCATTACAAAACGGGTTTTTGAACCTGATGATTATGATGTTCCTCGCTTGCTCGAAAGTTTTCCCGGATGACCCTTCTTTGGGCCTGGATGACATCGACAAGAACTTTACGGGCTTGGTTGAAGGTGATGACGGCATATGCAAAAATTTCAATGCCGATCCTCAAACCGTGCTCGATTTAGGACTAGCTTATTACCGGAATGTTGGGGGTGTTGAAACGCTCAAACCCAGCCTCAAGCCAGAGGTCCGGCCAAATTTCGGTGAGGCGGCGTTCTGTTGCGTGATGTGCGACCCGGATTCGTTGGATACCGTTGTCGACCCTTACAAGCAGTTGCGCAACTTTTTCCTCCTACCTACTCATGTCGGTAACTGGCGCCGCGCTAAAGTTATGTCTTATCTTCGTGCTAAAGCTATGAGCCTTGCTGTTACTGGCGGTCGATCACCCGTCACTTGGGCATTGGCTAAGAAAGTTTTGCACGACACGAGAGGCTACGATGTCCGTGCCATGGTTGACCACTTCGATCTGTACAAGAAAGATTTGCTCGAAATGGCCTTGAAGGAGAAAATTTGGGAGTACATCAAAGCCCCTGAGGATACTGCACGAATAATGGTTGAGAAACACTTCGGTATGACCTGTAGCGAGCAGCGAATTATCGAAGATCAGATATTGAACAGTCCATGTTCGTCTCTGTTTGTTGACCACCGTTTCTTCCAGCAGCATTTCCTCGATCACACGGACATTTTCGTCCGCGAAGACACGAAGCCTGTTTTATTGAAGGATTGCCGCCCGCCGGACCTGTTACTGAGCATACAGGAAAACGGCCTCAAAGGCAAAAGCACGGCTGAGTGCGATCGCCACGATAGCGCCTATTCCCGCCCAGGAGCGAACCGTATCGATGATGGTGCGATACGTTATCTCCTCGAATATCCTAGGTAGTGACGATCTTTTGCTCCAATCGGAAAGAACACCGACCGAAATTAAAACTAAATGAACTTTCTTTGACCCTGCGGGATAAGAG